TCATGTGGACTCCTGTGCTTCGATCATGGCTTTACGGCTTGTTAGTGATTTAGACCAGTCTCCATCAAAACCAAAATCAGGAGCTTCAATGACTTGATAGTTATAAGGGAATACGAAGCAACCGATATCCACGTCTATTTTTGGGCGCTTGTTTGTCCAAAGGCATCTTTTTGAGTAACCATCCGTTAACCAAAACTTTGCCCATTCTGGCGCTTGAGAAAAATCAACATTGTTGTTTCCAACTAAAGGCCTTGGCTTTTTAACCAGTTGATAACCTTCCGGCACCGCTTGGGCTTTGGCTCTTGCTTGCCATGCACTAAGCGCAAATGAGTAACCAATAATGGCTCTTTCATCACCATCTTCATTGAACACATCTTTGTATAGCTCTGGGTATTTCTCTTGAAAATATTCGTCAAAAGCTTGCTTTTCTTTAATATCCATCACATCACCAATCTTTTATTAAAATAAATAACTGTGCTAAAAATCCGGTATACTTTTTTATTAAAGTAGTTTTATGCGACTTTTAGGCTCTTGTTTTTATGTCATTAACCCTGTTGCTGAATTGCTTTATTTACTGCATTGATGTCATTTGAATGAGCTTTTTTGCCTTCTGACAATTCTTGCTCATTCTTTTCAGCTATAACTGTTTGCCATGTGGTTTCACCATTTTTGATTGCACCAAATACAGCGCGCAATTCATCAATCTGAGTAGGTGAACACTGATCAAGAGGGCAGCCGATATAATCAACAAGGTTCTGTGCTTTAACGCCAATGTTGTTGAACGAATCTACAATTTGCTTGCGGTACTTCTCTGGATCCTCTTTGATACCACTTTGACGGGTCTGTAGAATTAGGTGCTCTGCTTCATCCTGCAAATCACCTGGAATGATACGCAGCCCAGCATTACGAATTGCCTTTGAAATCGCAGCATTGCGCTTGTTAAGCATTTCATCTTCTGTAGCAATGACTACAAATACTTTTTGACCAGAACTATTTAGTCGCTCACTTACCACTTCACGACCTGCGCTGGATTTACGCTCAACGGTCTTATTGATCTTGATGTCTTGAGGGTATGTAGTGTTTGACTCAAGATCAGTGACAGAAACACGATGAATCTCTTTGTAGTCATCTTCAAAGATCATGGTTGTTTCAGTAAGAATGTTTGTCATGCAGCGGATAGCCACTTCCACAAAGCGGATACCTAAACCAGTTACAGAAGAACCCCCACCAACAGGTTTTTTATAGTAAGTAGATGTGTTGTCAGCAAAAGAGGGGCGACGGCATTCTTTTAACAGGTCTTGACGCACAGCATCCCAATTTCTAGGGCGATGCATAGCCATCATATAACGCGCTTCAACTTGTGCTTTTGCTTGAGCTGCAAGTACATTTGCTGCTGTTTCAGCTTGAGGAACAATACCTTGATTTAATGTAGCAAGCATATTCATTGTTATTCTCCTAGAAATTCTTTCTTAGCCCATGAAGGCAAGTCAATTGGTTGAATCTGTTTTGTATAGCCTTGCCACTCATTTGACTCTTTGCATTTCAGTAGAGTTAGCATTGCAGATCGGCGCTTTTGTTCGCCAATAAATAGCATTTCATCAGTTGCGTAATAAATAATTGACTCATGCGGCTCGTCTTCTTCTACTGCAAAGAATAAGAAGGAAGGATTGGAATCTTCACCGTAATACGCCTTGTATCCATTGATATACATAGCTGCTGAAAGCGAGTAGTCGTAGTTCTGACAGCTTCTTGAAAATGCATTTGTACGCGCATCAGTTGTCTTCTTAATGTCTACAATCAACCCATTAGGGAAGAATTCACTTGCTTCAGGTGCTACATGCCAATCGGGGCGAATGCGGCATTCAAGCCCTGTTTCTTCATCATTAAAAAAGATAGAAGCTTCTCGAATACCACCAGATAAAATCATTTTGTACATGGGGTGGCGTTTCATTGCTTCAGCAGCTTTGGAAGCAGCTTGATACTGTTCTTCGGTAATAATTGCCTTGTTTGTATTGTCCTGTAAGAATCTTGCTATAGCTTCTTTTCCTACATTAGTTCTCTTATTAACGATTGGTTCGATAGCAACTTCATCATTAAAAACTTCTGGCTCAAGGAAAAGAACGTGAACCGCTGTACCGAGTGCCATTGCTGGAGTCTGCTTGTGTTTCTTTTCACTCATGTGCTCAGCAAAGAAATGGGCAGGAGAACGCAGAATGGTTTTAAGCTGAGAGCTACTAACAGCCGAATGTGCGTGATACGCTATATTCGACATGTTATGTACCAATACCGGTGCATTCATATTCTTCTCCTAATCACCAAATTTGTTTTGCGTACTCACGACGCTCTTTTGATTTTTTATCAACACCCAGCCATTCAGCGAACGTGCCATCGAACCAATCGGCATCCAAAAATTCTTGATAGCGCTTCTGTCCAGCAGTCATTTTGCGAACCTTGCCCATCTCAAGATATTGAACGTTCCATGTGGGGTGATAATTAGCTGTCTGGTGTGGCTTTAGGTGATCCAGATTCACAACAATATGTGCACCACGAGTACCAACAATAATTCCAGGCTTACCATCAGCAATCACACGACGACCAACGCAAGCATTCACCCCATAGGTTTCATTGATATATTCGAAGCTCATGCTACGGCCTCCCAATACTTCAAAACCCGCTCCAACCGCGCCAGAGTTTCAGCCAGATAACCCAGTCTCAACTTCATTGAATACTGCTCATTTAAGTCGAGCTGTATCTGCTCCGAGCCACGTCCGACATATCGCAAGTGAATCCAGTTCGGGCCGGTAGTAACTACGGTTTCGTCATTTGACATAGCTTTTAACTGCTCAACCGTGTTGCTGAGCTTCTGTTTAAGCCGCGCCAGTTCAATCGTTGTTGTGACGTTTGCGTTCATGCGACCTCCTCAGTAGCCTTATGGCTAGCATCAGCATCTCTATATTCACTACCCAAGATTTCTTCTGCATGCTCAGAAACTTTAGAAATACTTGTGTCGATGTATAAAAATCCATTGTGTTCAAAGCATGTGAAGGAGTTAAAAAATAAGTCACCCCAATCAAAACCGAGTGTCTTATAGAAATCGCTTTTTTTAACTGAAGTACCATTTGGGAAATGCTTTTCTTTAAGGGCTTCCCATTTGTTTACCTCAGCATCAAATTCAGCACGAAACTCTTTCTTGGTCGGCTTAACTCGAAGGCTAGATGTTCCAAATTGTCGATCTGGTTTGCGCCAGATTTCGCGATTCACACCAAGGTTGTTGTTAAACTTAATTTCGCCAAAATAAACACGGTCAGAATCACCAAGAATTACTGCCTCGGCATCGTATTCCTGTGCAAAAGCTTCACCACTGGCACGAAGGGCAACACGATCAGCGTTAAACTTGTTAAAAGCATCAATAACTTGGGAATTGTTAGTTTTAAAAAACATCAGCATTCTCCTTCGCCACAACAAGCTGTTCTTCAAATTCAGTAGTAAGCTCTGCAACGATTTTGCTGGTCATACCTTCTTCAAAATCAGGTGCGCCTAAATCACGGTCATCCGGGGTGATAAATCGAATTTCCCCAAGTTCAATCCATTGCTGACCATCTTCATTGACTTGCAGAACCTCAACTTGTAGTGAGCAATCTTCCTGACCTTCTAGCCATACGATTGCCTTGCCGATTGATTCCGTGCCTTCGTGTTCATGTGGATAAAGCTTGCCCTGAACTGATAGCTCTTGAAGGGCAACGAATGGTTTAGCCTGATTGATAGAGACTTCCACTTCTTGTGCAGGCCCACTTGCATCGGCGTAGTTGCAGCCTGTGACAAGAGAAGCAGCGAGCAGGGTAATGAGTTTGGCGTTCATACAGCACCTCCAAAAACTGTGCGTAAGGCTGCCACAACTTGTTTGATTTCTTCTTCGGTGCGCCATGCGCCGAACTGTACCTGACACTCATCAATATTTGTTGGTTCATAAATGTCAGATTCATAACCCGTATTCGTGTGTGCAAGATAGAAGTATTTCTCACCCACTTTCGGCTCAAAAGGCGCAGGCACTTCAATGCCGTTGATGGTGATAGTACGAGGGGCGAGGCGGAATTCAAAAGAATCTTGAAGGAAATGCCCAACAACACAATTTTCAGCAGTCTTCCAATCTTGATCCCCATTAACCTTAAGCTGAACATCTTCACCATTCCCTAAAGCAATCAGCGCTTCTTTCCCGCTAATCAACTTGCCTTCATCATTATTTGCATTCATAATTAATTTACTCACTGTGGGTGGGTCGGGCCTCAAGTAGTTACAGCTACGTTGGGGCTTTTTGTTGTCTTGATGGTTATAATTTAGTATTTACTAAATAATTAGTCAATAGTATTTACTAAATTTATTTAGCTTAAAATTAGTATTTGCTGAATCTTATGTTTTAATGGATAAAAGAAAACCCACCGCTGGGGTGGGTTGATTGGAGTTTTTTATGGATAAAAATATGGTAGTTATATCTAAGGCGCTGACAAGCAATAGCCTTCTGAGATTATTGGGAATACACCCTTTCAAATGCGCCCTAGACGCAAAATTTCACTTGGTTCTGGCACTGATAGGTGCGGACTCCAAGGGGCTGATGAGATTATTTACTGTGTTAAAAGAATTGAAGAAGATCTTTCCTTTAAAAATAGTTAATCTTTTAAAAGTTCATCAATATCAATATCTATATAATCAACAACCTTGGAAGATTGATTGTAAAGCTTAAGCCAATACTCACGGGATTGCTGCGCTTCTACCACCTCTTTGATTGCGTTTGCTGTAGATCCCCGCTCATAGTTTGCAATTTTTTCCATTAGATCAAAAGCAACTCGCTCTTTAGAGTTATCTTTAATTTGAATAGGATTGGTTATATAAGTTCTTTCATTCATTGTTTTCTCCACCCGGTCTGTAATGATTGCTGTGCCGGGTTCACAGTCTTAAAATTATTTCTTGTTGTACTAAAAGTAATAAGAAGAATATTGCTCAGTTATTAATTCTTTCTCACTCTAGGTTTTGCATGATAGACATATCTTACGCAATCAACTACTTGCCCCACAAAATGACACTCTTCATCAAACTCAATAATATTTGGCTTAAAATCTGGATTTAATGCTTGAAGGTATCTTTTGCCGTTTGTTTCAATAACCAGTTTTTTAAACGTAGCATCTTCACCACGACGAACCACAATAATATCTCCAGACTGCATATCGCTATAATAAGTATCTGGATTTACAACAATATAGTCGCCTTCAATAAAATCTGGAAAATTACTTATCCCTTGAACTTGAAGAAAAAAGCAGTTTGAGCACTCATCTTCTGGTAATGGCAGCCACTGTGAAACTTCACTCATATCAACAGCAGCAACATTCGTAAAATTACCAGCTTGCACCCAAGATAAGACAGGAGCCATGCGTGCTTTAACTCGTGGCACATTAGCAAAGCTTTCTTCACCAAAGATATTTTTTGCAGGCTCTCGATCTAACAAGCCGGATTCCCAGCCGACTTTCTTTTCTAAATTACGTGCTGCGCGCTCGCCAAAACTCCCATGACCTTTTACAAGCTGAGATATGTGGCTAGGGTTCAAATCGTAATGCTCACAGAAAGCAGCATCTGAAGAAAACCCTTCTGATTTATTTTTGGCATCTATTGCCCGGCGTAAATTAGCGCGTCTTAAAGAAACAATATCCATAACAGTATTTCATCTATTTTTTAGTAAAAAGTAAATTCGTAAACACTAAATCTCTGTTGACTTCTTTAGTAATAAAAATTAGTATTTACTAAATATTACTAATGGGAGATTTAGAAATGTCTTCTGCCAATACAACCGAATTAAAAGCCTTCTTAGCCAACCTTTCTTTAAATGATCGAGAAGCCTTCGCCAAACGCTGCCAGACCTCACTGGGTTACTTAAACCAGATCATGTATGGCAACAGCAAATGCAGCGCTTCTCTTGCAATCAAAATCGATAAAGAGAGTGATGGTGCAGTTAGCTGCGACCTGCTTTGTCCAGAAGCAGATTTTGATTACGTCCGCAACCAAGCATTAAGTGCATAGGTGAATTTATGAGTCTTGAAAAGAAATCTACGCATGTTCGTTTATCTCCTGAAAATCATGAACGGGCACGTGTTCTATCCAATATCAAAGGAAAGGACTTGGCCCAGTATCTCGCCTGGCTACTCGAAAAAGAGATCGCTGGTGAGTGGCATGTTCTCAGTATAGAGGCTCGAAATATGGAGCGCTTGGGAGTATCCGCTTTACTAAGGGATTTAAGCACAGAA